CGATATAAGATTTGGGCCCAATAAAGTATAAGCTGTCGCAGTAGCTAAGCCAGCTACGATTACAAGTGGTATCATATTACTATTAATTAATGTTATTAATCATCACGGACACACTCTGGATAACATTCGGATCATAGGTTTTAATAATTTTGGACAATTTTGTAATCGTGGGGATGGATACTCCAGATCTTTTAGCCATGTCTTTCTTGTTTAGTTCTGGTTTGAAACATGTGTACAAAACTGCTGCTGCGACAGATTTTGAATGTTTACCCATGATTTCATTGCAGGTCTGTAGTTTATGGCACATGTCTGTAGCCTCTTTGCAGATTTTTGGGGAAGCACCAAATATGTTGAACATGTTATCAAGATGTTCTAGGTGTGGCTTGATACGACGGGTATAAATTGGGGGAACAACCACAGGCTTTTTCAAACTTTTTTTCAATTTTTTGTATTTCCGTTTCCACTTTTGACCCTCTTTGATTTGTGAAAGAAGCTCACCAATGTGATACTTCACTCCACGAACAGCGTCAAGAGTAGGTGTTTTACGAACTTTCGTCTTTACCATTTTACGTAATTTTAAAGTTATACATGCACGACTTAGGCGTTTTAATTACCGAACGCGACACCGGCCATACCATCCTTGATACGAAGGATGTTATAGTTGACCGCGTATACACGGTGAAGCTGGTTACCACCCGATGGGTTGGTCAGGCTGAGCTTGGCGTTATCGATGCGAGAGAAGTTAAGGGTACCAGTGGGCTGCATCTTGCTGAGGTTGATGCAGAATGGCCATGTGTACGTGGGGAGATCCTCGAGAACATCGTCGGGGAGGTCAGTGCTGTGCATTTCTGGTACAACTGTGTGATGGTACATGGCAGAAGTTTCTTCGAATAGAGCTGTACCGTTGATGTAGAGAGAAGTCTTGTCGAAAGTATAGGCTGTATCCCAGTCAGCACCCGCAGTCGTGTTGCCAGAGACAAGGTGGAGCGACTTAACGGGGTGATTGAAATAGCTGATATCAATATCAGTGTCTTCCTTGGCCGCGAGTTGGTGCTGTGTTTGAGTGATGAGAAGTTCATGTTCATTATCGATGAAGAACTTACGCTCTTCGGTGTCTAAGTACACGTAGTTGCCCCACACCTTAGGTGTACCTGTAGGGGTGTAGTTATCACGGCACTTGATGCGAATCTCGACATCATGATACTGAAGGGCGACGAGGGGGAGACACTTGGTGTAATCCTCACCAAAGAAGAAAGGAATCATGAAATGATCACCACCGTGGTTAGACTTTAGGGTCGCGGTAGAAGCACACATCGACGACTTCGCTTGGCTATCACGCATGAGGGGGTTGTGCACACCTTGGATAAAGAGGGAATCAAGTTGGCAGACCTTCTGGCCACCAATCCAGAGCTGAAACTCGGTGGGATTAGAAGCAGTGGAAGAGAATAGACCGTCTGGGTTATCCTGCACATTCGAAACGAGAGTGTCTTCAATCCAGATGTAGCTCATGAGATCACCCTTGGAACGGATGGGGATAGTGATTTCATTGTTGGCACCAAAGGTACCGATGTAATCCATGCGCTCGGGCTTCATGGCGAAGTTGGTATGACGTTTGTAGTTTTGACGGAAAAAACTGACCTGAGGATCACCTGTGATGTAGGCATCCTGGGCCCCGACAGAAACGAGCTCAATCAAAGCAGCTGACATTTATTAATAAATGATATTAAAATTTTGGCTCATAGTATACATATGGTAGTATTTCAAGCATTGACTTGGGAAGCGCGAGATGTTGAAGGTGAACATCACATCAGTATTTTTGGCAAGACGGAAGATGGTAAATCGGTTTGTGTGACGACAACATTCGATCCTTACTTCTTTGTTAAGCTTCCCAGGGGTACGACTGACCAAGATGTTAAACGTCTGTACAATGACATATGTAGACTAAAAAAGGACCATGTCACTGGATACAGTTTAACAAAGCAAAAAGATGTTTGGGGTTTCCAAAACAACGAAGAGTTTCATTTCATGCATCTCAATTTCAAATCACTCGAGCATAGACGAAAGGTTAACTCGATTTTCATGTATAACAATGAGTTCAGACAATATCATGTCTATGAATCAAATATTGACCCTGTCCTGAGACTCATGCACAGAACTGGGATTCAGTCCACTGGTTGGTTAGACACGGGTGATACGTGTGTCCGTTCACACCTTGCTAAAACCGATATTGACCTGTGGTGTAATGATTGGTCAACATTGAAACCAGTTGATCGAGATGACATTGCTCCGTTTGTTGTTGCGTCGTTTGATATTGAGTGTAATAGTTCTACCGGTAAGTTTCCCGACCCAAATGTTCCTGATGATGCATGTTTTCAAATTGCAATTTCCCTGTGTAAGTTCGGAAATGACGAACCATACGAAAAGGTTTGTCTGTGTTATAAAAAGACTGATGGTCCGGACGTCATTAGCTTTGACACGGAGAAGGAGATGTTGTTGGCTTTCAAACAATACATGAATGAAAAAGACATCGACATCATGACTGGGTGGAATATATTCGGTTTTGATCTTGAATACATCTACAAACGCGCTGCGATGGTGGGGTGTGGGATTGATTTCTACCAACTCAGTAAACTACGGGATACTGAGTGTCATCTAGTAATGAAAAAATTGAGTTCGAGTGCCTTGGGTGATAACTTTTTGAAGCTCTTACCAATGCCTGGACGGTTTATCTTTGATATGTTCCACGAAGTTAAGAAAGGGTACAAACTAGATTCTTACAGTTTGAACAATGTTTCGAAATTGTACCTTGGCGACCAAAAGATTGACATGGCCCCCAAAGAAATGTTTGCTCGTTTCCTGGAAGGCGATCCTAAAAAGCTGTACGAAGTTGCAGAATACTGTATCAAGGATACACTTCTACCACACAAGTTGATGAAAAAGATGTGTATCCTGTTAAACCTGATAGAGATGGCAAAAGCGACATGGGTACCTGTATCTTTCCTGGTTGAGAGAGGGCAACAAATCAAGGTATTCAGTCAATTATCCAAAAAGGCTAGAGAACTGGGATACATGGTACCGACGATTAAGTATGGTTCTCTACCCGAAGAACAATATGAAGGAGCCACTGTTTTAGAGGCACAAAAGGGTGCCTATTACACACCAATCACAGCCCTAGATTTTGAGGCTCTGTACCCGTCTATCATGATGGCACACAACCTGTGTTATTCTACGTATGTCATGGACGAGCGGAGATATGGAAACATCGAAGGAATTACCTACGAAACATTTAACATTGGAAACAAGACATATAAGTTTGCACAAGATGTACCAAGTCTCCTACCAGCCATTCTTGCAGAGCTCAAACAGTTTCGTAAAAAGGCAAAGAGAGATATGGCTGCTGCAACGGGGTATATGAAGGAAGTGTACAATGGTAAACAGTTGGCGTACAAGGTTTCGATGAACTCTGTATATGGTTTTACAGGGGCTGGTAAGGGAATCCTTCCGTGTGTACCGATTGCATCTACAACAACTTGTAGGGGTCGTGGTATGATTGAAGAGACTAAGACGTATGTAGAAGCGAACTTCCCTGGTGCGAAGGTAAGGTATGGCGACACGGATTCAGTTATGGTCGAGTTTGATGTGGGGGATCGCAAAGGTATCGAAGCTATCGAGTATAGTTGGGAGATTGGTGAGCGAGCGGCGGAAGAGTGCTCAGCTCTCTTCAAAAAGCCAAATAACCTGGAACTTGAGAAGGTTTACTGGCCATATTTTCTCTACTCAAAAAAGAGATACGCAGCCAAGTTGTGGACAAAGGGTAAAGATGACCAAATGCATATGGACTATGTGGATGTAAAAGGTCTCCAACTTGTTCGACGAGACAACACACCCCATATGAGAGAAGTGTGTAAGGAGTTGCTGGACGTTGTATTGACTTCCGGGGACCCGGGTCCACCAAAGAAACTTGCGAGGGAACGAGCGAACGAACTCCTATCGGGTGGAATTCCACATGAGAAGCTTATTTTGAGTCAGTCTCTGTCTGATAGTTATAAAGTTGGTGGAAAGAGTGTGTCCATTAGTGGTCCCGAAAGTAGACACATCAATCAGGCACATGTTCAGGTAGTCAATAAAATGCGGGAAAGGAAACCAGGTTCTGAACCACAATCTGGTGATAGGGTACCATACCTACTCACGAAAACGGATAACCCTAAAGCAAAGGCTTTTGAAAAGTCTGAAGATCCCAAGTATGTTGAAGAGCATAACATCCCCGTCGATTACCACTACTACTTTGTGAACAAGTTTCTGAATCCTGTGTGTGATCTACTCGACCCATTGTATGATAATACAAAGCAGGAGATTTTCGGTGAAATTATTGAACAGTATAAACCACCAAAGAAAGTCACTGGTCCAGCCTTAAGTGGTATGAAAAAGGAACAGTTGATTGAAGAGTGTGAAAAGAACAATATCAGCAGTGAAGGTATAGCATCTGTATTGCGGGATAGTATTAAAATGTTTAGACAAAAACAAAACTCTGTTGAAGACTTATTTAAAAGCTACACGCAATCTAATGATAAGACATGACATCAAAGAGTAAGATTACAAAAATTGTCGTTGAGAACATCAGACATTTGATTTACGAACAACTTCCAGATTTAATCGATGATGCAATCACTGAACATATTTACAACATGGTTGATGAAGAAGTGAATAACAATTACAATGAAAGACTGAATAAAAAGCTCGAAGAAATATCGAAAATTCATGCCATTCCATTGGATCTATTGTTGAGAGATGTACCTGAGTCAAATAATCATGCGATGTGTAAAGGTGTGAAAACATGTAAAGATGGGTCGAAGCAGAGATGTGCATTTCGTGCGGTTGAAGATGGGTACTGCAAATTTCATAAGGCTCAAGGTGAAAAAATAAAAAAGCGTGAACTTCCTAGTAGAGATAGTCATACCCACGGACCCGAACAAATGTTTGTGAGAGGATGTCCAGGGTGTGAAATAAAAAACGAGCTTATAGATTTGTGTCAATTCATTAAGTAATGAGTAAATCGACAATTCTACTAACATCAATAAACAACTTTTACAATGAGGAAAAGAATCGAACCAAATTAATGAACATTCTAGATAAAACGAGTGGTATCTCACTTCGCAACCTTGAATGGTTTATCACGAATTACGCTAAGAAGAACAATACAATGTATACCACACATGATGGAAAACTATTCACTGTTCACTGTGCTTATAAATCTAGTTTAGATGGGTACAGTAAGAAACTGTTTGACCCATTTTGTCGTTCGGAGAAGTTTCCGTATGTCATTCCTGGGACATCTCATGAAGTTCATACGACTTTGGCACAGTTGAACTTCATCAAATGGTGTATAAAAAATAACATCATCGACTATATTTCCAATAACAAGACTTCTTTGTTTAGTAAGCAAGAGACATGAAACCCTTGTCGAATATGTATGTTTGATATCCGGTATAATACATGTTGAGTGAATATGTTTTGTTAGTCACATCTACAAGTGAGGTTTCTGAAGTGTCAAGTTTCACTTCAATCGACGTTTTATCAGATTGTATTTGGCTAAAGTCCAAGTTCCCCGATGGTTCCACATTGATCGGATTCATCGAGAAACTGTATGTATAAATATTTCTGATAGGTCTCGCCAATCTATTTCTAAACGGAATGAGATACTTGTAATAGTTATGATTCGTTTTTGAAACATTGGGTAATCTGTTTCCATTTATGAAAAAACTTGCTTCATCCATGATGGGATTAAAGAATGTCTGTACTTCATCAAAGTTTACATTCGATGAAAAGTTGAATCTGTTTTGATAATACTTCTCCTCTTGTAGGGACTTACCACCAGTTGCATCATTTTCATCTTCAAATTCAGTATTACGTAAAAACCAATGAATACACTTGACTGGAATGTTTGGTACAAGATTGTTTCGGATTGAGTCTTCACCCGGTACACTCACAATACTGGGGTGTTTACGTACGATATCTGTTATGAAGGTTTGTTTTTTAGTCGCTAGGTACTGACGTTCTTCCGCAGACACTGTAATCTCTTCAGTGACAAGTTTAATGACTGGAAGTTCAAGCGTTGTCCCAGTGTCAGTGAAGAATGTTTGTTCGTGGAATTCGAGGACAAACTCAATATTCTGTCTATGCACTGCACACACGGGGAAGTATGGTCGGTTTGGTTTATTCGAAGAGTACTCATCACTCGCATATTTCCTAGAAAAGAAGAAATGCAGGGGAATCATGAGGTCGGCAGAATACTGGGAAAGGTCTCTAAACGCTGGTAATGTAGAATCGTCATAGCCTATGTTTCGATTAACAAGAAATCTATTCGCCACCTTTTCTGAAATTTCTAGATAAAGCTCATCATAAAGAATACCCCAATCGTCGTGGATTTTTTCCACCTCGAGTTCATCTACGATCATAGTGACACTTTTTAGAATATGTCTTCCCAATTGGTCCGCATAGTTAGCACCACCACCAAAGTCGGTTAGACGTGGCATAGTTATACTGAGCCACATATTACTCAAAAGGTCTCCCATGTTTTGTGGGTTGAATTGAACTTTGATCGTTTGTCCGAATGGCCAATTTGGTACCCCACCTGGGTTAATAATATTACGACTTCTGTGATACTTTCTAAATTCCGAATGTTGTGTCATGTCTTTGTCATTAAAGAACGAGTCTTCTGGGTCTTTGGAAAGAAGATACGTATCCTGCTTTCCAATAGCCTTGAGAGAAATCTTTGCAGCTTCACCCATACTTATCTATTGATTACAATTTTTTAATATCATTCTCCCACATACTCACATGAGTCGTAGCCCTCATAATCTCGAGTTCACTTTTCGCCTGTTCAGATTCCTTCAAAAGTTCTCTCACACTTTCATCCGTGTACTGAACAGTCTTGATGTTTAGGAGATAGTCGTACGTTCCACCAATCCGAGGGAAGAGCCCTGAAAGTTGATTCTCGAGTTCTTGTTTTTTGCGACGGAACACGATGATATCACCATTGATGACCATCATAACAAAACGCGATTTGTACTCACACATTTTGGATTTGGTTTCGAGAACTTTGATGAGATGTTCCTTGCGTTTTTTGTAGTACTCATATCGAAGTTTGATAAAGTCGGATAGAATTGACTCAGCTGTATCATATTTGTGAATACCCTTGGTTGGATGAAACAGATGCATGTTTGTTGTACGAAGTGTCTTTTGAAGTTTGAGGTCTTTGATGATATCTTTACCCGTGTAGTCCTGAATAACGAAATCGACATTTTCAGTTGTACTGTTGTTTGTGAAACTCGAAATCATCTTCTTCTCGACTAGTGCATCAAGATGTTCCTTGTAATCTTGAGTCCAGCGACCTGGTGGTAATTCGGATACCTTCACAGTCTTCCCAATAACATTCCAAACACCTTCAGTCATCCACACGTCATCATGTTCAAAAATGCGACCCTTGAAACCCCTAAACCATGGTTTCATTTTCTTCATACTCTTACCGTGGAGGTGGTTGAGGATATTGTCCCGAATATCCTTAGGATTGTAAGGTGGTACATAACAGCTGAATCCTGTACCGATTCCTTCTGTACCATTAATAAGAACCGTGGGTAGCGTAGGCATGTAAAAGTCTGGTTCAATAGAACGACCATCATCGTCTAGGTAATTGAGGATGGCATCATCATTGGGGTCGAAGAGCTTTCTCGCCTCTTTTGTAAGCCTTGTGAAAATGTACCTCGTTTGAGACGCATCCTTACCACCCATGAGTCGTGTACCAAATTGACCACATGGCTCTAGGAGATTGATATTATTGGAACCTGTATAATCATTGGCCAACTTCACGATAGTCTCTGCAAGAGATACTTCACCGTGATGATAGGAACTCTTTTCAGCGACATATGCAGCCAATTGTGCCACCTTCATTTCAGCCGTCAGATTCTTTTGGAAACATGAGAACATAACCTTTCGCTGTGAAGGTTTCAAACCATCAGCCATGTGTGCAATTGAGCGCTTGAGGTCTGCAAGACTGAAATTCACAAGGTCTTTGTGAACAAAGTCTGTGATGTCCAACTGTTTAACCTTTCCATATGACACTTCAAGCTCACTCGCCTCTTTTGCTGTACTCTCGAGGAGCCACGTCTTTCGAGCATCAGCTTTCTTCTTATCGAATGCAAGAATAATTGAGTCATCAGTCATCGTGTCTACATCAAACTTTACAGTGAGATCTTGAATCTTCTTGAAATATTCTCGAGCTTCGGCAGATGTGGAGGTACCGAGACCCTTATAGTACTTGATTCGCCATCCAGCCTTACCATCACCATACCAGGTTCGAAACGCCGAATCGGTGTAGAATGACTTACTCTCAGAACCCTTAGAGGCTTTGATGATGGGTGTGACCATACTCACCACAAAGTTCAATTTCAAAAGACTTGGCCAGAAATAGTGAATCATATTGAGAATGAGACCCTTGATATGAGAACCGTCGTTATCTGCGTCCGTCATAATCATGAGACGACCGTATCGAAGTTCTGATACACTCGTGTATTCCTTCCCTTGTTGAAGTCCCAAAATCTTCTTGAGATCGTTGAACTCTTGGTTGGAGGTGAGTTGTGCCACTGAAGAATCTCTCACATTCTTACACTTACCACGGAGAGGAAAGACACCATAATGGTCTCGACCAACCACCGAGAGGCCAGCAACCGCGAGGGTTTTAGCCGAATCACCCTCCGTCACGATGAGGGTACACTTACCTGATTGAGCCGTACCAGCCTTGTTTGCATCGTCCAATTTGGGGATCCCAGTAATTTTAGACTTACGAGCACCATCAGTCTTCTTGAGTTCCTTCATCTCCTTGAACTTTGAGAGTGCCGTGAGCTCATCAGCGATACCAGTCTTGAGGACATTCTTAACGAATGTCTTGGGTAGTTCAAACTTGGAACCAAAGTCCTGTGCCTTGAGTGTGCACTCAGATTTGACTTGACTTGAGAAGGTTGGATTCTCAAGGGTAGCCTTTACAAAGATATTGAAGGTATTCTTCACTTGTTGGGGCTTCAACTTAATCTTTTTGGCCATCTCTTCGATAATACCTGCTGCAACTAGGGATGCCACATGATCTACGTGGGTTCCACCTTTGGTTGTACAGATACCATTGACAAATGAAACCTGCTCTAGACCATTTTCAGAAGGACCGATACACACAGACCAACGGTCTCCCGCAACTGATGTGACATTCTCAACACCTTCATGCATCTTGGCATAGGTATCGAGGTTCTGTTTGGGTAGAACATCTCCATTGAACTTCACCTTACAATTTGGGGTTGTGCAGATGTTTGCATCCCATACCCGCTTCTGGAAAATTTTATAGATTGCATTCTCCATCTTGGAAAGACCAAACCTTCGCCAGTCGGGGACAAAGGTGATAGAAACGGATGACGTGGCCCCGCTATGCTTTTTGATTTTTGGTGGTTCACACACGGTCATATTCTTAGACCACTTTTGTGAGTAAGTTTGTTTGTTTTCATGATCTTTAATGACGATAGAAAACTCGGATGAATAGATGTTTGTCAGTTTAGCGCCATAGCCATTGCGTCCTCCTACGACACGCTTCTTGGAATCATCATAGTTGGTACTTGTAAGGAGGTGCCCAAATGTGAGTTCGGGGTTCCACAGACCCTCTTTTTCGTGCATACGAACACCGATACCACCGAGGGGTCCATTGTTTTCGATA